AACTTGAATTTTCACGAATTAGATAGTATAATAACAAGAGTAGGAGATAACTGTAAAATATTGTTTTGTGGTGACTCTACTCAAACGGATCTTACAAAGTCCAATGAGAAGAATGGCATCTTAGACTTTAAACGCATCATCGAGATCATGGAAGATGATTTTGGTGTGATTGAATTTGGTTTAGATGACATTGTTCGCTCAGGTCTAGTAAGAAACTATTTGGTTACTAAACTCGCTTTGTCTTTATAATGTTTACCCACTTGAATAAACTTGGTGATTTTGAGTTAGAAGCCAATACCATAGATGGGGTCAGATATTACACTCTTCCAAGTGGAAAGAAGGCTCCTTCTATTACTTCCATAACTAGTTTCTATAATCGTCAGATATTCAAGAACTGGAGAGAGAAAGTAGGTGAGGAACAAGCAAACAAAATAACAAAAGTTGCCACCGACAGGGGCACTAAGTTTCATGATTTGGTTGAAAAATATCTTTTAAATGAAGATATTAATTCCTTAAAGAACGTATTACCGACCACCAAGGCAAGGTGGATTGCAGCAAGAGACGCTTTAAACAATATAGATAATATTCACGCTTTAGAAAAACCCCTATATAGTGAGTATTTCGGCATTGCTGGAAGAGTTGATTGTATCGCCGAATACGAAGGAGAACTCGCAGTAATAGATTTTAAAACATCTAAGAAAATTAAACCAGAGAAGTGGTTGGAGAACTACTTCGTACAAGAAACTGCCTATGCCTGCATGTATTATGAAATGACAGGCACACCTGTTAAGAAGATTGTAACCCTAATGGTTGCTGATAATGGAGATGTGAAAGTTTATGAAAAACGAAACAAAGGTGAGTATATTAAACTTCTTACCAAGTATATTAAAGAATTCGTCACCCACAAGCTCGGAGAGTATGGAGAAAGAAGTTAATGAACTCATAAAAGAGAAATTTCTCGATCAGAACAAATTTACAACTGATATCGAGCAACTTGTTCTCACCACTGAACTCAATTACATTGAGGCTTTAGTGAGTTATTGTGAGGAAAATAATATAGAATTCGAGTCAGTAGGTAAATTAATAGCGAAACCACTTAAAGATAAATTGAAGGCAGAAGCAACTGAACTAAATTATCTTAAGAGAACTTCTAAATCTAAATTACCGCTATGATATTCTGGATAGGGTTCACCATCATGTTTCTCAATGAGGGATTTGTGATGATGAGGCATGTATCGCCTTGGGCTGCAAAACAGAGAGATAATCTTATAGAAAAATATGGTGATGGTTGGCAAACCTTTCATGGTATAGTAGACTACGTTTGGGTAATTGTGACCGCTTTGGGGTTTGCATTTTCACCTCATAGAGGTAGTCATTTATACGTCTTTCTCGCCTTCTGGGGTAGTGCATTTACCCTTATATACCTACCGATGTGGGTATCTAAAACTGATAAATAGTTATGTATTAGAGTCGTACAATGAGTGAATTTTTCAAGTCTGCTCCTGTAAGAGCTGCCATGGCAGAGATACAGCAGTTACAAGAAGATATTATGACAGGTCTTGCGATCAATGGTATGAGGCATCCTCAATCACAACAGGAAGGACTTTTACACATTAGCAAGATGAGAGAACTTCTCGAAAAGCAAAAGAACTTTATGTTCAGATTGTCACTAGAGAAGGAAGACGAAGATGCGATTGAAATGAAAGAACAGATTTTAGAATCTGCTAGGTTTCTAGGTTTACAACCAAATCAAAATATTGCAGAATTTTTTGATACACTATCTGTAACTCTAGATAAACTAGAAGCCAATCTACCTGATTGACTAATACATAATTATCTGATATAATACAAACAATCCAACAATACAAAAATACGGAGAATACTAAATGTCATTTGCTGCATTAAAGAAACAATCCCGCTCAGGTTCTTTAACCGAAAGGTTAATGAAGAAAGTTGAGAAACTAAATGAGAAGGGTAATAATACTGATGAACGTCTTTGGAAACCAGCTGTAGATAAAGCGGGTAACGGATACGCAGTTATTCGATTCCTCCCTGCACATGCTAATTGTGAACTGCCATGGACTCAAGTTTGGAGTCACGCTTTCCAAGGAACAGGCGGTTGGTATATTGAGAATAGTTTAACCACTATTGGTAAGGATGATCCTGTAGGAGAACTCAATAGAAGTCTCTGGAACAGTGGTAGAGAATCAGACAAAGATATTGCTCGTAAGCAAAAGCGTAAGCTTTCTTACTATGCAAACGTCTATGTTGTAAAGGATTCTATCAATCCTGAGAACGAAGGAGAAGTCAAACTATACAAGTTTGGTAAGAAGATCTTTGATAAGATCACTGCTGCAATGCAACCTGAGTTCGATGATGAAGAAGCAATCAATCCATTTGATTTTTGGCAAGGTGCTAACTTCAAGTTGAAGATCAAACAGGTCGCTGGATTCTGGAACTATGATAGTTCAGAGTTTGGTAAGACAGAAGCATTGTTAGATGATGATGCTGAGTTAGAAAAGATCTATGATAAGATCTATGACCTCAGTGAGTTCACTGCTCCTGACCAGTTCAAGACATATGAACAACTTAAGTCACGTTTAGATACAGTTCTTGGAACTAAACAAGTAGTTACTCCTACACGAAGAGTCGCTGATGAAGATCTAGAAGATTTGAGTGAGGGTAAAGGTGCTACTGTAGATGAAGAACTTGCTAATCTTTCCGCAGCTGCAACCGCATCTGCAACCGACGAGGAGGAAGATGACGCACTAAGTTACTTCCAGAAACTCGCAGAAGAGTAAACAATAAGAAAGGGGTCTCACGACCCCTTTTTTTTAGCCTCCCCTTAGTCTGGGGTTGTCTGCATTTTTAAGTTTCTTATTGACATATTGTGATGACTTTTTGTATTTCATCACATCTTGCATATCTGATACCACACGATCCAGAAACGTTGGTCTTATGACTCTTATTCTTCTTTTGGAATCATTTATATCTAATTCATACATGTAGTTTGATACTGGGAATATATTACTGTGAATAATAGTATTACCATTGGCATCTTTTACAGTTCCAGCATTGTCAACAGTTGATGTATCATTTAGAGATATACCGCTATATGAAACTGTTGTCTCTCTCACAGGGTTTCTTTCCAAATATCTCATGTTGAAATTAGAATCAACTCTTAATCCTCTTGGAACAACCAATCTACCATTATCATCTGTTAATATTTTAGTTTCATAGTGATGTATCTCTGCTAATTTTTCATCACTACCATATTTGTCAAGAAGATAATTTCTAAAATCATTTTCAGTGAGAGGCCATTGATCTCTCACTTTTGTAATATTATTTGCTATCAATACAACCCAATCAAATCTAGGATCTCCATATAACTTTTGTGCCACTTGTTCTGGCCTTCCATCACCCACGATTGTATAGTCATCAAAACCTGTGACAATATTCAACATGTCATCACGGATCTTAGCTCTTCTAAAAATGTTTTTAACTTGTATAAATTCATCATTAGAACTCCTATCGGTAGATCTAGAAACGTAATTTATATTTGGTAGATAAGAAAAATATCCCTGCATTTTAGTATCCTACATCAGCTGTGTATGGTGAATCTTGTCTTATAATACTTATAGGCATTAAATCTCCTGTTGATTCAGAATTACTCTTATCAAATTCTCTTCCTGGCATTATGTTAGGACTATAATCTGTGTTGTATATAGGTTCTAATTCATTAAATTTAAGTGACATCTGTACAGCGACAGGTTGACCATCCTGATATGCCATCCACATTCCTTCTGGAGTGTAGTTAAGGTTTATATCAGTTAAAGCACATGGTTTGAATTTATTGACACCAAGAATATCTTTGTTGCCATTGGTAAGATATCTTAGTCTGAATATGTTTGGAGTTCCTAAGAAGTAACTAGGACCACCAGCCTGTCCAGTTCCTCTTGCATCCGCACCATCTTTTCCAGACACTAGTTTTTTTAACTTTCTAGGAGCAGACCATTGTTTCAAAGCACGAATTATCATTCTTACCTGTGCTGCCTCTCTTATATCTCTTGGACTCATCAACCAGTTAAACTCAAATGATCGTAAAGAAACACCAGCGAATAGTAGTTCTGTATTTGCATTGGCAATTACACCAGCAGTTCTACTTAATATAGTGTCTGCACTTACATCATATCCCATATCGCCAACTAATTGACTAATCTCGTTTGCAAATAATTCTTGCCTACCAGACTGCTGAGTTGCACTTCTAAGAGTTCCCATAGTATTCTTAAGGAAAGCTTGGAATCCATTGAGACCAAGTTTACCTGCTATGATTTGCGACATACCGTTACTCATCGACGCTCTTACAGCATCTAATGCTTGGTTGTTTATATTGTCTTCTTCCCATTTTCTTGCATTACCATCTACCATATTATTAGGCATGGGTAACAAGAGTCCAGCACCTAACTTCTTTCTGTATGGTGATGATCTTTGAACTCCGTATGCCGATCCTATATTACTTTTCTCAGTTGCAGTAGCGTAAGGAGCTTGATATGAGTAACATGTTATAGAAAAACGATCCTGTTGATCGGACATATCCATTGGATATTTCACAGTTTGGAAGAACATTATATCTTCTTCACTATCGTAATTTTCCGCTCCCCTTGCAAGAACACCAGTAGCTCCGTCTGGTAA